CCTTCCATGCCAGCTTGATTGCTGCACCGGGCGGGTTTGCACATCAGGGTGCTAAGTGTGTTATCCTGTGTAACGAAGAGCCTACCCACCGTGTCGGTGCTAGATATCTTACAGCAGCAGCAGGTATGTCTGCCGCAGAGGTGAAGAGTAACATGGGCAAGGCCAAAGCATTGTACGAACCCGTGATGAATAACATTAAGATTAAAGATGCAGGTGGTCGTGACATGCCGTGGGTTGAGTCTGTATGTAAAGCATACAAGCCTGACATACTGGTGCTTGACATGGGTGACAAGTTTGGTGTAGCTGGTTCATATTCCAGACCGGATGAAGCCTTGAAAGCCTGTGCTATTTATGCTAGACAGATAGCAAAGACATACGACTGTGCTGTATTCTACATGTCACAGTTGTCAGCAGAAGCAGAGGGTCGTACTACACTGAACCAATCAATGATGGAAGGTTCACGTACAGGTAAGGCAGCAGAGGCTGACCTTATGATACTGATTGGCAAGGCGGCTACTGTCGAAGGACAAGAAGAAGATAGTCCAATGCGTCACATTAATATCGTTAAGAACAAGCTGAATGGTTGGCACGGTATGGTTAATGTTGAACTGGACTACAAGACAGCGAGGTATGAAGGATGAAGATAACACTAGACGTAGAGAACGTAGGGCAGAAGAGGGATGGTAAGTTACACCTTGACCCTTTTGAACCTGACAATTCTCTTACTATGGTCGGTATGCTTACCGATACAAATGAAGAAAGGCGGGTCACGTTTGACCATCAGGACTGTGAGCCTACACCAAACGGACATGCTTTGGTACAGGAGTGGTTAGATAAAGCAACTGTACTTATCATGCACAATGCAGCACATGACCTGCTGTGGTTGTGGGAGTCTGGCTTTACATATACAGGTGCTGTCTTTGATACTATGCTTGCTGAGTATGTGTTACAACGTGGGTTGAAAGAGCCACTGTCTCTTGAGGCATGTGCTGAACGGTACGAGTTGGACACACAGAAGCAGGATAGTTTGAAGGAACACCTAGCCAAAGGTGGTACTGCATACAACATGGAATACAACAAGCTGGCAGAGTACCTGTCTGCTGACATCCATGCTACACAGCAGTTATCTAACAGACAGATGTACAGATTAAATACACCTGAAGATGCGGGACTTATGAACAGTGTCGTGCTTACTAATGAAGTATGCGTTACACTAGCCCGTATGTATCAGCGTGGCTTTACTGTAGACATGAACGCACTACAAGAAGTACATGATGAGTTCTTGCAAGAGAAGGAGACATTGATACATGAGTTACAAGTACACGTTAGGAATCTTATGGGTGATAGTCCTATTAATCTTAATAGCCCAGAGCAGTTATCTTGGGTAATCTATGGACGCAAGGTTGTAGACAAGCAGTACTGGGGTAATGCTATTGACCCTTACATGGGTGACGCAGACTTTCGTAGTCTAGTTGCTGGCGGTACTGAGCGTGTTTACAAAACTAAAGCAGAGCAGTGTTCCCCATGCACTGGAACTGGATACATAAGAAAGGTAAAGAAAGATGGAACACCTTTTGCTAAACCAAACAGATGTACGAATTGCAGTGGGTCTGGTTATTTGTTTATACCTACTAAAGACTTGGCTGGACTAAAGTTCAAACCACCAAGTGCTAAGTGGGCTAGTGCCAATGGCTTCAGCACAAGCAAGCAGAACCTTGAGACACTAGAGGGTGCTGCTCGTGCCAAGGGCATGGATGATGCAGTAGACTTCCTAGCTAAAGTACGTAGGCTATCAGCCGTTGACACGTATCTCTCTTCATTCGTTGAGGGCATACGTATGTTTACTAAGCCTGATGGCAAGTTGCATGTACGTTTGCTACAGCATCGCACATCAACAGGCAGGTTCAGTGGGGCTGACCCCAACATGCAGAACATGCCAAGAGGTGGTACATTCCCTGTCAAGAAGGTGTTTGTATCTAGGTTCAATGGTGGCAAGATACTTGAGGCTGACATGGCACAGCTAGAGTTTCGTACTGCCGCATATTTATCACAGGATGGAGTTGCAATTGAAGAAGTATCTACTGGATTTGATGTACACAGTTACACCGCTAAAGTTATTACCGAAGCTGGTCAGCCTACGGATAGGCAGACTGCGAAAGAACACACCTTTGCGCCCCTTTACGGGGCAACGGGGTTCGGACGCACACCTGCCGAAGCAAAGTACTACACACACTTCACAGAGAAGTACGAAGGTATCGGGCTTTGGCATACCCGATTGGCTAAAGAAGCTATAAACACACGTAAGATTACCACACCTTCTGGTCGTGAGTTTTCTTTCCCCGATGTGGTACGTAAACATAATGGTAGGGTATCACACTTTACACAGATAAAGAACTACCCCGTACAGTCGTTTGCAACGGCAGACATCGTGCCTATTGCACTGTTGCATATTGATAAACTACTTGACGGTATGCAGTCATGTGTGGTAAATACTGTACATGACAGTATCGTGATTGATGTACACCCTGACGAAGAAAGGCAGGTAATAGAACTAATCAATCGAACTAACAATGAGTTACCTAATTTGATTACATTACGATGGGGTATTGACTTTAATGTACCGCTTCTGCTAGAGTCAAAGATAGGTGATAATTGGCTTGACACTAAAGATGTTATCTGATATAACTATCAAACTTTCAAAATGTATAAGGAGATAAACATGACACAAGTAATGACTATAGACACTAATAACTTCGCAGCAATGGCTTCAGCTATGGGCATTTCATCTGAAGGTGGCACTTCAAAGAAGCAGTCCAGCACACTAGCACGTCTTCGTCTGAACCACTCACCCATCTTGGGCAGTGATAAGATTCTAGTAAAGGGTGGTACGTATAAGCTGGACGTTCCAGATGGTGGCACATACTATGGCTCATCTATCAAGATGCGTCCATACCTACAACGCTTTATGTATAAGCGTTTCATCAAGGGCATGGGAGACCAGCCAAACCGTTACGTTAAGACTGTGATGGCTAACGACTTGAACATTGACCTGAAGGACAATGATGGCGGCTTTAACTGTGGCAAACCTGCTGGTTACATTGCTGACTTCAAATCGTTACCAGAGAAAACACAGGACTTAATTAAACAGATTAAGCGTGTTCGTGTTGTGCTTGGTACAGTAGAACTGGTTGATGCTGTGGATGAGAACGGTAATGAAGTACAGGTTGACGAGACCCCATTTATCTGGGAGATTGAAAACCGGGATGCGTTTAAGAGCGTGGGTACTTTGTTTACTAAGCTGAATAAGATGAAGCGTTTCCCTGTTCAGCACACAATGACAGGTAATTCAGAAGAGCGTAAGCTACCTAATGGTAACAGCTTCTACCTTCCTATTGTGTCACTTGACCTGTCAAACACACTTGAGTTGACAGACAAAGAGCAAGACACATTCGGTGACTTCCTATCATGGGTGGAGAACTACAACGAGTACATCATCAATGCTTATGCAGAGAAAGCTACCAGCAAGAACGATGAGGAACTCGATGATTTGAACATTAATGATGTTGTAGACATCGAAGTTGATGAAGAGGTAGCGTAATGAATCACCCTGCTGAAATGGCGTTGTATCAGTACATGGAAGATGCTGTCAAAGGCACTACTACCATGTCAGATGATACCATCCAACAAGTTGCACAGGATGTATCAGATGCACTAAAGCGTCAGTTCGGTGGGGGCAATAAGCGTGACGGGTTTGGCTTACGTATGTCTAACATAGGTAGGCCATCCTGTCAGCTTTGGTTTGAAAAGAACAGGCCAGAGACAGCGTTGCCTCGCCCTACAACATTCGTTATGAACATGATGCTTGGCGATATTGTTGAAGCAGTGTTTAAAGGTTTACTTAAAGAAGCAGGAGTGGAATATGAAGATAGCAAAAAGGTTACTCTGGAGTTGCCTGACCATTCTATTTCTGGGACATACGATATTGTCATTCGGGATGCAGTTGATGATATTAAATCAGCTTCAGACTGGTCTTTCAGAAACAAGTTTCAATCCTACGAGAGTCTGGCAAGCGGTGACAGCTTTGGGTATGTCGGTCAGCTTGCAGGATACGCAGCAGCTTCTGGAAAGAAAGCTGGCGGCTGGTGGGTTGTAAACAAAGCCAATGGTGACTTCAAGTATGTACCAGCAGATGGTCTGGATGTAGACACAGAGTTAGTTAAGATTGAAGAGAACATAGACAAGGCATTGAGTGATGACTTGGAAAGATGTTTTGAACCAGAAAAGGAGACATTCAACGGTAAGGAAACAGGCAACCTTGTACTCAACAAGGGATGCACATTCTGTTCATATAGAAAAGCGTGTTGGCCTAACATGAAAGAGTTACCTGCTGTAAAGTCTAAGGCACGTGACCCTAAGATTGTTTCCTACATTAAACTATCAGAGGAATACGATGCCGCCTAACTTTAAACAATTTAAAGCGGCACGTAAGTATGGGTATCGGTCTGGCTTAGAGGTTAAGATTTCAGACTATCTTAAAGAACTAAAGATTGACTTTGGTTACGAGTGTATTAAGATAGAATGGGAAGACCTAGCCTACCGTACCTATACACCAGACTTCGTGCTTCCCAATGGGATAATCATTGAGAGTAAAGGAATGTTCACAGCCGCAGATAGGCGCAAGCACTTAGCCATCAAACGGCAGCATCCTAATCTTGATATACGATTTGTCTTTGAGAACAGTAGACGTAAGTTACGTAAGGGTGCTAAGTCTACCTATGGAGAGTGGTGTGATAAGTACGGGTTTCAATGCTACACACGTATCATCCCAGAAGAATGGCTCAAAGAAAAAGGCAAGAACAAACACCCCGCCTTTATTAAGTTTGGTGGTGGCAAGATAAAAAGGAGAAAGTGAACATGGAAGATGAAGAATACACAGCTATAAAAAGAGATGATTTCGTAGTACGAGTAAGACCCTTTAAAGATAAGAAGGGTTCATGGAATGGTGAGAGTGATATAGCGATTATAACCCAACCTGAAAACAGTTTCGATGATGAGGACTACTTTCAACTAACGCACTTCTGTAAGATGCTTGCATCTACTGTGCCTATAATGGAGGACAATGAGGAACTTCGTAGCCTAGTCCATGAATATGTTACAGATATTGTTGACAAGGAGAGGGAGTATCTGGTAGAACTAGAGGAAGGTCCGAAGGTTATCGACAGAGATGATAACATTATCACTATTGACTTTGGTACTACAACGAAAGGGAGTGCATGATGACAAGCTACAGAAACATTATGATGAAGATAGAAGAAGATGCAGAACGGGCTAGTAAAGAAGCCTACGGTAATGTGGACATGGTAAACAGCCCACCACATTATAATGAAGCTGGCATTGAATGTATTGATGCTATTGCTGCAGCATTGGGTGAGGGCTTTGAGTTCTACCTACAAGGTAACATCATGAAGTATCTGTGGCGTTACCGTTATAAGAATGGCACTGAAGACTTAAAGAAAGCACGTTGGTACATGGATAAACTAATCACAGAAGTAGAGGGCTG